CTGGGACTACAACGGCTGCTGACCTCACGGTGTCAGGCACGTTCACTGGCACAATAGATGGAGGGACTTACTAATGGTCGATTTTGCTGATGTTGTAGATTTTGGTAAGAATTTATTTGGTCAAAATTCTGGTGGTTTTTTAGGAAGCACTGGCGCAGGTCTTTTAGGGGCTATCGGTCAAGCTGCATTGGGTCAGCAAGGTATAAGCGATTTAGCAGAAGCTAGGCGAGGCTATCAAACCCAACTTAGGGGCGATAAATATTTTGGTGAAATGGAAGGCGGTATTCTTGGTGAGCTAGACAGGCAAACACAATTCAAGCCTTTTACTGTGACTACAGGTACAGGACAACAAGCGGTAGCAAAGCCAACAAGTCTTGATTTACAGCTTACTCAGCCCGAAAAAAACCTTCAAAGTTCTTTATTAGGCTTTGGTCAGCAAGCATTTGATTTTCTTGGAAGCCCTGAACAGCGTGAACAA